GATCATCTCTGACGACATCACCAATAGCGGTGGTAACTACGCCTGCTATTTCTTCACCAACGGTGCAGTTGCATCTGGTGAGCAGGCTGCCATGCGCACTGAAACCGACCGCGACATCCTCGCCAAGTCGGATGCCATGTCGCTGGATATGCACTACATCTACCACCCGGTGGGTGCCAAGTGGGCCGTGACCACCACGAACCCAACCCGCGCACAGCTGGCCACCGTTGGTAACTGGTCGAAGGTGTACGAAACCAAGAACATTGGAATCGTGCGTGCCACCATCACTTCCAACTTCGATTGAGGTAATTAGTCATGCCTTCCTCAATCTTCGAGCTGACTTCTGATCTTGCCGTTCTGAACGTCAAGGCTTCCCAGAAGACTGTTACCGCCGCCGGTAACGAAGCAACCACCCTCACTGCTGCACAGTGTGTTGAGGGCGTTGTGACCATGACCCCTTCCACGGGTCGTGCTCTGACCACCCCCACGGGCGCTGATCTCAAGACCTTCTTCGGTGGGCAACTTGAAATCGGCACCAGCTTTGAGCTGACCGTGGTGAACGTGGCTGCCTCTACTCACGCAATCACCCTGACCGCTGCCGCTTCTGGCATCACCTTGGGTGGCGTGGCTGGTATGGCCACTATTGCTGCTGCGTCTAGCGCAACCTATGTGTTCGTTTGCACCGCAGTGGGCACCCCTGCCTTCACTGTGTACCGCAAAGGCGGCTGATGGGCATGATCGCCTTCCGGCGACTGCGTGAACGGGAGGCTCTGGCTACGGCTGGGGCCTCTTTTTCTGATGCAGAGCCTACGCCTACACTTGAAGTAACAGAAGACCAGTCGCTGTCTACCGATGGCAATAACCCTCGACGCAACGGTGGGCGGCGCAAACGCCAATTCCTACCTGACACTGGCAGCAGCGGAGGCGATCATTGATGGTTTTGTGCAGGATGAAGACGTAACAGCGTGGGCATCAGCTACCACCGATCAAAAAAACCGTGCGCTTTTTACAGCTGCTCAGAGGCTTGATCGTGAACGCTTCCTTGGCGCCCGCGCCACTGACACCCAAGCCTTGCAATGGCCTCGCACCGGTGTACGCAAGCCCGACACGTACATCAACACCTATGCCGTCGGGTTCCCGTTCCGCATCACCACGGACTATTTCACCGATACGGAAATTCCAAGTCAGGTTAAATACGCTCAGTGTGTGCTGGCGACGTATCTGAACAACAACAGAGATGGGATGGCCCTAAGTGGTCTTGAGGATTACAAGTCCGTGACCATCGGCAGCTTGAGCGTCACCACCGCCGGGGCAAGCAGTACCGCATCAGGCGCTGATCGAATCCCACCCATTGTGGAGCGGTATTTGACCGGTCTTAGAATCAGTGGACCAGGCAACATTGCTATCCGGCGGAGCTGATCATGGCCGACTCTGATATGTACAACATTGGTTTTGAGTACATCAGTGACACGAGCGCTCACACCGGTAGGTTTTGGCGGCTGTATGCCCTTGCTGATGCAGTGATCAGTACGGCAACGGTTCAAAACGCCAGCGGTAATACTTTCACATCGGTGCCTTTGGCCGCCGGTGATTCGATTGAAGGCGTGTTCACAAGCGTCACTCTGGCAAGCGGCAAAATCGTCGCCTACAAAATTTGATCATGAGTGACTCCAACGTTCTCGGTATTGATTACGCCAAAGGCGCGACATTTATTGGCGATACCACGACGCGCACCGGGCGTTGGGCGGCAATTCACTTCACAACAAATACTCAGATTGACGCAATCGTTACGCAGAACTGGGATGGCAACACACTTTCCGGCCAATCCATGAGTGCTGCCACAACGTTGTACGGCGTTTTTACAAGCATCAAACTACAAAACGGTCACTGCGTCGCATACAAGCTCTGATGGCACTTGCAACTTCGCTACGAAAGACCGCCAGCAAGCTGATGGTCAAGTTTGGCGGTGAACTCACCATCAGACGGATTACTACTGGCGCATACGATCCCGCAACGGGCACTGCGACGCCAACTGCATCTGAAACTGTGGTGCGTGGCGTACTTGAAAACGTCACTCAGCGTGAGTTGAATGATCTGATCAAGAGCAGTGACAAGAAACTGACGATTGCAGCGGCTGACCTTGCGTTTGAACCCAGCGTGGCTGATCAGGTGACTGTTGGTGGCCGCATTATGCAAACTGTGCAGGTCAACAAGATTGAACAGGATAATCTCGCCATTGTGTTTGAGTTGTTTCTGAGGGAGTGATATGGCACGCCAGATCAGGATCGGTGATATTGGGCAGTATGCCGAAGGGCAGATCAACAAACTGATCACTGCTGCTGTGTTGACGGCTGACGGCAGGTTGAAGCTTGATAGCCCTGTTGATACCGGACGCTTCAGGGCAAGTTGGGCTATTGGCCAAAACGCTGCACCATTTCAAGGGCAACCTGAGGGCAGTTATCCAAGCGCTCCACCGCCTACTGCTGTGAACTATCGGCTTGGCAATGAGCGGGTCGGCAACGTCTACAGCATCCACAACAACCTGATTTACGCTGAACCATTGGCGGGCAACAGTTATCCTCCGTCATGGGGTGGCCAATACCGCAGCAAGCAAGCATCGCCAGGCTGGGTTGATTCCATCGCCAAAGACATTCAAACTTACGTCAACGCAGAAGCGGACCGGATTGGTCGTTCATCATGAGCCTTAACACCGTCCGTTCGTACATTGAAAGCCGCATTGCAACAGAGTTTGCGGATTTTCCTGTCCTGCCTGTTGCTTACCAAAACGTTCCGTTCAGTCCACCGAACAACGCAAGCTGGGTTCAAACCAACATCATTTGGGGTGATTCGGCTTACATGACGATCCTGACTACCTCTGCTCGCGGAACCGGTGCAGGCTTTGATCGTCGCAATGGAACACTCGTCTTCAACATCTTTACGCCTCGTGGTCAAGGCCCTGGCGCAGGATTAACTATCGCCCAGCGTTGCATCAACCTGTTCACACGTTTGCAGCTTGAAAATATAAAATTTGACGCCGCAAATGGCCCGCGTGTCATTGAACCCTCTGTGCCGGAAGGGTTTTCACAGACACAGGTAGCGATAACTTTTGAGGCTTACGAGCGAAGCTAGACTCATAACAGCCAATACCGCATACAACAATGGCTGTCACTGTTCTGTCCGGTACGTCCGGCGCCCTTTATTACAAGCCCGCTGGCACCACCGGTACATTCGGTGAAACTGCCGTAAATGCTGGCACTGACACGATCACTGTTCAGCCCTACCTGAATTTCAAGGCTGGCGATCCCGTCAAGTTCCGTGTTATCAATAGCCAAACTGGTGGTTCTGGCACCGGCACCCTGCCTGCTCCTATTTCTTCGGCCACCACGTACTACGTGCTGAGCTACACCGCAGCAACTGGTGCTCTGACTGTTTCCACGTCTGCTGGTGGCACCATTCTTGCCATCACTGATGACGGCACCTTGGCTGCACCTAACGAGTTTGAGGTGTATTACGCGGATTACGCCGCTGTCGGTCAGGTGCAATCTTGGTCCTTTGAGATCAGCCGCGCTGAAATCGACGTGACCACCATCGGTCAAACCGCTGGGCAGTATGCACCCTTCCGTGCTTATATCCCTGGCTTTGCTGATGGCAACGGTACCGCCACGGTTTATGTAACCAACGAAGATGCTGCCCTGTCCAACCGCATGGTTGAAGATGTGCTGCAGCGTCAACAGGTTGGTTGCGCCTTCAAGCTGTACACCGACCTTCAGAGCACTGAGGCCCTAAGCCGTAGCATCTCCATGGATGCCGTGCTGATCAGCGCCAGCCTGAACATCAACCCTGACGATGCGCAGCAGGTTGAGATTGCATTCCGTCCTACCGGCGTGCCAACCTTTGACTTTGCTACTACCTAAGCTGAGATTGCCAAGGCTGAGCCCTCAGGTTGCACTGGGGGCTTTTTTATGTCTAAAGTGATAACAAAGAACCCGTTTTTATGCCTGCGCCTGTTTCGTCTGCTCTTGCTCGGCTGAAAAAGGCTGCAAACCTGACGCCCGTCAAGCGTGTTGTGACGCTGAACGATGGCAGCACGTTTGAGTTTTACGCGAC